TGACTTGGTTCGCTGAAGACAGCGATGAAGCGGCCATTCCTTTGGACGGCTCACCCAGGGCCATTGGACTTTGGAAGAGGGCTGGTATGGCATTAGGGTTTAATACCGATGAAATTGAACCGGAAAGGTCTGGCCAGAAAGGTCCGAATCGGACTATACCTGCAACCGTTCGCCCGCGAATTCAAAGAACGCCGGGCATCACTATCCAGCAAGAAGACCAGGCGCCGACTGCGCCCAATATGGTATTCAACATGAACTTCTATGGAGAAACACAGCCTAAACGCGTTGAAAGTGCTGTAAAAGAAGCAGCACAACAAGCAAGGCAGAGCTTTGCGGAGCAGCTGGAATCCTATCGACACGAACGGAGGCGAGTAAGTTTTGGCTACTAGGTACAGAACTATCAGCGGAGATACATGGGACCTCATTTCATACTGCGTGTATGGAGATTGCAAGTACACGGATACCCTTATTAACAATAACACCGCTTATGCGGATGTTGTAGTTTTTGGAGCCGGAACGATATTGAATGTCCCTGATATTGAGTTGGAGACACCGTCAGCCCTGCCGCCATGGAAGAGGTGATGTAATGAATTTATGGGAAACATATGCTAAAAAATTATTTCCCCAGCTGACGACGTCACAAGCTCGGATGGCAAAGGTCATCGTGCTCTACAATCACGAAAATATTTCATTGCAAATTGATAAGTACGCTAAAAGCGTGACCGTCGATGATGTCATGGATGGAGAAGCGGACAGCTTGAACATCACCCTGGAAGACCGTTCAGAGTTTTGGAAAGACGGATGGCTGCCAGAACGCGGGGCCATGCTCGATATCGTATTGATTACGTCCCATTGGGTAAATGGGGAAGACCTTCAGAGTCTTCCCATAGGAAAGTTTGAGATTGATGAAATCGAATGCAGCGGTCCACCAGAAGAGGTGAAAATCAAGGGTGTATCTATCCCGAACAACGCAGAAATCCGAAGTGTAGAACATTCTCAGGCATGGGAAAAAACGAAGCTGTCGGCCATTGCCCAGGACATTGCAGATCGGGCTGGACTACAGCTCTTTTATGATACATCGGAGGACCCCGTACTGGATAGAGCTGAAGAAACGGCTCAAACAGATCTGAGCTTTTTATATAAGCTATGCCAGGATGCGGGATTATGCCTGAAGGTATCCGATGAAAAAATCGTCATCTTTGACGAGCAAAAGTATGAAGACCAAGACCCAGTCATGACTATATTCAAGGGGCATGACTCACTGGAATCCTATTCCATCAAAGCCACGATTCACGAAGTTTATAAATCCTGTCACGTGAAGTATAAGAACAGTAAAAGCGGCGAACTTATCGAATTTACCTATACCGTGCCGGAGCGGGAAAACCTGCCTGGTATGACACTGGAGGTAAACGAAGAAGTCGCCGATGTTGCCGAGGCCGAAAAGCTGGCAAAGAAAAAACTACGGGAAAAGAACCGAGAAGAAGTACAGGCAACGGTAACGATGGCCGGAAATTTCTATATGCTGGCTGGCAATACAGTCATGCTGGACGGCTTCGGGAAATTCAATGGGAAATACGTCATCACGAAAGCCAGCCATAACCTAGGCAATGGCTATACTGTACAATGTGACTTGCGGAGGTGTTTGTATGGATACTAAAGCAGTAGCCAACGTGCTGAAGAACATGTTTCGGGTCGGAAAAGTATCATCCCTCAATCCGGAACAGAATACAGCCCGCGTGTACTTTGAGGATCAGAATGGCATGGTATCCTGCGAACTGGCTATTTTGAATCGGGGCAGCAAGGTTGTCAAAGATTACTGGATGCCAGATGTTGGTGAAGACGTGCTTTGCCTTAATCTTCCGAATGATAAAAACAAGACAGTCGGATGGATCCTAGGCAGCTATTTCAGCCAGAAGGACAGCCCGCAAATTGTAGATGATAAAGTACGGCGCATCGACTATGGGGACGGAAGCTATATTGAGTACGACCGGAAATCACACACCCTGAATATCCACTGCGTCGGTAACATCAACATTACGGGAGCTACCATCAATCTGAATTAGGAGGTGATGACAATGCCAGCAGCGGCCAGAAAAGGAGACGGTGAAACCGGAACCTGCGACCTGGGGAAAGACTGCTGTCCTCATACTCGGAACGGGAGCAATGGAACAGTTTCTGCCAATGTAATCATCAATGGACTGGGAGCACATCGTTTGGGAGATACCGGACCATGTAACTGCCCGCATAGCGGTACGTTTCAAACTACGGGGGCGTCTGGCACTGTCTTCATAAATGGAAAGGGCGCCGTTCGCATTGGTGATGCGACGACCTGTGAAACATGTGGAAAAGGAGGGCAGCACACGACAGGGAGCCCGAATGTTTTCATTGGAGGATAGTCATGTCATTTCTATCAAACGTAATCCGGGCGCGGCTACAAACGGCTGCCCAACGGATGGAACAAAACACAATCAGCATATTGCGCGGGAAATTATCATCCTGGGGCCTGAGCATCCCTATCGGATGTCTGGGGCCTGTTGTCTTCACTGTTTCCAGCTCAGAAGTGAGGACTTTTTCGGACTGGAAGCGGGAAGCCAAGGGAAGGTATGCCACACATAATGTAATGGGCGGGCGCCCTGTATTGGAATTCCTGGGAACCGATTTACAAACCATTACTTTCACTATGCGGCTCAGCGTCTTCTTGGGAGTGAACCCGGCGAATGAAGCGGCAAAGCTGCGCCAGTTATGCGAAGACGGGACATCCATGCCGCTCGTCATCGGCAATGAGCCAGTGGGGGAAAATAATTGGATTATCGAAAGCATCGGAGAAGAAACCCAGGAATGGGATAACAACGGGAATATACTGACATCGACGTTACAGGTGACCCTGAAGGAATACGTAGGCGATATGATCGTCTTAGGGGGAGACTATGATTTGGCAATGGAAGGAGATGAAGAGTCGTGAATGTAGTGCTGGAAATGGAATTAGATCACGTTGACTTCGCGCCTTCATCCACGGCGGCCGAAATCGTCCAAAACGTACAAACCATTTTGACGACGCCGAAATATACGGTTCCCCTGGACCGAGAACTCGGCATTGATGCCAGCATGCTGGATGCTCCGATTGCCGTAGCCCAGGCACGAATCAGCAGCGAAATCATAGCTGCCGTACATCAATACGAACCCAGGGCATCTGTGACCAAGGTGGCCTTTAAAGGGGATGCCGCTGAAGGAACTATCAGCGCTGTCGTCAGCGTGAAAATTACCAAATAGGAGGCGACTATATGCGACTACAAGATTTACCAGATGTCGAATTCTTGGACACAGACACAGAGACTATTAAAAATAGCATCATTACCATCGCAGAAGGAATTTTAGGAAGAAAATTGGCCAGGGCGGACCCTTTGCGGCTATTCCTCAACTCCTTGGCACTTATCATCATACAACAAAGGCTTGCGTTTAATCACGCCTTCAAGATGAACCTGTTGGCTTACACTGAAGGCGATGCCATGGATCACATCGGAAATTTTATCGGATGCGACCGCATTGAAGCAACGGCGGCCACAACCACTGTCCAGGTGACGCTATCAGCTGTACAGAACCATACCGTCATCGTTCCGGCCGGCACACGAGTAGCAACGGATGACAATCTCGTATTTTCCATTGAAAACGATATAGACATACCTAGCGGGTCGCAAACAGCAACGGGACGGGCTATTTGCCAGGCTAAAGGAACCGCTGGGAATGGGTACGGTATTAATACTGTAAAAGATATCGTCGATAACGTTCCCTATGTAGCTAAAATTACTAACATTACCGCTACAGAAGGCGGCGCAGAACGAGAGAGTGATGAAGCATATCGCGAACGAATCCATGAAGCTCCAGAAAAATTTCCGACGACAGGGCCCATCGGAGCTTATGATTATTACGCTAAACAAGCATCTTCTGCCATTGTTGATGTAGCGGTAGAAAGCCCGGAGCCGGGGAAGGTAGTTGTGTATCCTTTACTGGTTGGCGGGGGACTTCCAGGGGACGAGACCCTGGCACTGGTAAAAGAAACAATCAACGCAGACGATGTACGCCCATTGACGGATTATGTTACGGTAAGCAAACCATCAACTTTGTCCTACGCAGTTAATATCGTCTATTACATTAGCCGCACAGACAAAGCGGACCAACTAGCTATCAAGCAAAAAGTAGAACAAGCCGTCGCTGATTATGTTGTATGGCAAAAAAGCAAATTAGGAAGAGATGTCAATCGGACTGAACTTTACTATCGCATCAGGGCGGCAGGCGCAAAACGAGTAGAAATTATATCGCCAACTTCAGACACTGTTGTAAATAATCACCAGGTAGCCATTGCGTCAGCCACAAATGTGACATATGGAGGGTTAGAAGATGAGTAAAAAACTACCAGGTATAAGCCTGCTCGACATTTTACCGCCAAACCTATGCGAAGATAAGCATATCGTAGCTTCTGCCAAGGCCATTGACGCCATAAATCAGCAGACGATCAGTAAGATAGCGGACAGCGTGCTGATACCCAACATAGATCAACTGCCAGACGATATATTAGATGTTATGGCCCGGCAATGGCATCTGGAAAACTTCGACACCAGTTGGCCGGAAACGACAAAAAGAAATGCCATTAAAAAATCGTTGACTTGGCACCGAAAAAAAGGGACTAAAGCCATTGTCCAAGATGTAGTAGATGAACTTTTTGCCAAATGCCTTGTCAGGGAATGGTTTGAATATAATGGAAAACCATACATGTTTCGGCTGGAAGGTAGCATTGATGATATCAAATCCATTGGACAAAAGAAAAGCGAAATCATTTACGCCATAAATGGCGTAAAAAATGTTAGGTCCTGGCTGGATTATATTGTTTTGTTTGCCAGCACCCCGTTCAAACTCAACAGTTGCAAGCGGGATGATGTGTATATCCCAGAGACGTATAAAACGACATGGGTAACGGAAACCATTTTTAAAACCGGACTCAATAGATCATGCGGCACAACGGAGAAAATAGAAAATAAATTAGTCCAAATCGGACATCGTGAAAATATATTTTCAGGAGAAACACTGAACAAGGACCTTGAACGCATAACCCTGAACAGCAGCCAATCATACGAAAAATGCTGGACTACTACGAAGGCTGTCCAGACAAAAGACAAGATATTTCAGCTTGGAGGGTATGCACTGAATCGTGCAGGGACTACCCAAATAAAACGAATTGATGCTGGATACGATAAAGATATCAGCGAAAAGCAGTTCACCCGAGGGGTTACCAACAATGGAATGATCAGAGTCGGTTCCAAGAAACAGACATCACATATAACACATAGATGGAAAACATTCCGAACCAATACGACTAATGGGAGGACGATAGTAAGGTTAAATGGTAGCCAAGTTCAAGGCCACGAAGAAACCAAAACAAAGACAATAACCACAACGATAAAGACCTTTGCCGGAGCTGTCACTAATGGGCGGAGATTGACTAATGAAAGCCCTACAACCATAACACATCGAACTGTACATATACCTGTTTATAAAGATATCGTACAACGCCAAGGAGCTACATTACTAAATATGGTAGATCATACGGTTAAAAAGCGAGAGATAAAGACAACCATTCCAGGAAAAACCATCAAACGCTTTTCACCGACGAAGGGGGTGATTTTAAACAGTCACGCATTAATGGGATACATTAAAATTTAGAAAGGATAACAAAATATGAGTGAAGAAATCGTAAAATTTCAAGGCGACACGACAACTCGTGAGCTGTGGGAAAATGGACCAACCGGGTCGACGGGCTTTTCCAGAGTATTAAGCCCCAACAATCGGAACTTCAGTTTAGTGGCCTTTCAGCAAGCAAAGCCGCTACTGGATTCCGAATTAAACCTGATGCAGCAGATTCAAAATAAGTTAAGAGCCGACATCCTGCGAACAATCATGTCGTCAGGGATCATTAGCATGGACGTTCAAGCGGGTATTACAGACAAGAAAAATACGTTGAGGATTTCCAGCGCAATGGCGTGCGTCAATGGCTGGATACTAACGTTGTCAGGAAGCAATCGGAACGACGTTGCATCGGACATTGCTTTTCCGGCCGCACCAAACAGCGGCAGCCGCGAAGACCTTGCGTTCGTAGAGTGCTGGTTCGAGGAAGTTGCACCGTCCGGCAGTCCCGAGGATGATGACGAGAACGTCTACCGTTATGGCGGTATCGCATCCGGGACGCTTGCCAACGATTTACAGGACAATGTGGCCGGCGATGAGACGACGCGCCGCATTCAGCTACGCTGGAACATCCGCACCGTCACGGACGTGAATTTCACGACCTATCCTAAAGGCGTCGACAATGGTGACCGCGTGAAAGCGCGGGCCGGAGCCCAGAGCGACACGAACTACACTTTCGCCAGCGCCGGCAATGGCCTGTATCGTGCGGGCGACGGCTCTAGCGCCGCGTGCACGGCACTTAAGTGCGTCGACGGCTACGCCTACGCGCT